TGTCTGGCTTGACCAGCATCTTAGCTTGCTCACGCGGTATATGATCTGGGATTGGAACCTCACCAGCCATGATAGGCCACCAATGATCTTCCTCGGGCGCGTTGGTATCGGCAATAACGCCAGTCCAAGAAGGACCGCCATCACGCATAGAAGGAAAACGCCCAACACGCATCGTACAGGCATCAATAATTGACTTAGGAATCTCTCGCGCCTCGTTGACCCATATACCCGTGAGTTCAAGAGAAAGGAGTTTCTTAACATCTTCGGGCCTATCAAGAGCCAAGAAAAGAACCTCAAGATCAATGTCTCCCTTTTTAATGTGATGCGTGTACGGCACTGACCAATGAAACTTTCCCCAGTCTGCCTCGGGAAACCAATCAAGCCAAGTCTTTATTGTAGTCGTTCTTAACTGCGGGTTTGTATTTCGAACAATGGCCCACCGACTTTTGCGAATACCATCTGGACCTTTCTTCTGTTGAAGCGCCCTTCGGAATACTTCAACACAACAGCCAACAGATTTGCCAGAACCTACTGGCCCCCTTATGCCACGAAAGAAAGTATCATCCTTCATAAAGGCTTTAAGCACTTCACCATCTGGCTTGTACTTGAAATCAATCATCGAAGACCCTTATCGACTCCAAACCTAATCATGTCTTGCACAACCTCAGGCGCAATACTTTCTATGAGTTTGTCACACTCAGAATCAGTAATAAAGTTCTTTCCATGCTTCTTAACAATATGCGCAAAGTGAACCTTCCTTACTATACCGCGAAGCAGGTCCAAGTCTTGCTGCCTGATTGTAGAAATAAAACTCATTAATTACTTCTTTTTGACATAAGTTGTAAAAGGCTTTTCCCAGTACGCCGCGTCAAATCTAGCATAGCACCACCACCAGAACCACGAAGACGCTTTATTATACTCCGCACTTTTACTTTATCTTCTTTAAGTGTTTTTACAGCTTTGTCATTTCCAGTTTTTTGAAATGACTTGATATTTCTATCTAAAGAAGAATCATGTTTCTCAGCTAAAGAAATTAACTTATCTCTAACATTTCTTTTGTCAGAGGTTGGATTCGCAATATCCATTAACTTTTTAAGAGACTCTCTATTATTACTCATCACGTATGCCCCTTACTCTTTTTCTTTGGTTTCCGCTTTTCTGCTTTAACTGGCTCTGGGCCTTGCTCCAGTTTCACAGAGTAGCTCATATGAGTTGCCTCAGTCCAAGTATGACCGTGAAGATCATGCGTAGGACCAGTCCACAACTCCTTAGTGCTTTTAACATACCAAGCCATTAGCTCTTTCCCTTTCTGGCAAGCTCTTGAAAACGCTTCTTGCCGTATTTCTTTCTGCCAATATAAGCCGCAAGAGCCTTTGGGTCTTTAACATCTTTTTTCTTAAGCTCGGTAACAAGCAAAGAAAAACGCTTACCAGTTCCTAACTTGGGCTTCTTCATGTTCTATACTTCCTTACTTTCCGAGCAATTGCTTTCGGTTGAGCCACAAACTGCTGACCCTTTGCCTTACCCTCTCGTTTAGCTCTGGTTGTAGCTGCATATTCAGAACTACTAAGAGCAGCGATAGCCTTAGCAGGTAAGTAGCGCTCACCAGTCTCACTAGACTTCTTGCCAGACTTGGTTCGCCACTTCTGCTTTCCCCAATCCAGTAAAGATTTCTGAGAAGGTTTCATGGCGCTTCTTAAAAACCGCGAATTGAGTTTTGAGCACGCTCCATTAGATTTTCCAACCTTTTCTTTTTAGCCAAAAGATCGGGTTTACTCTCTTTGCCTCTAAGCATTCTAATCCCACGGCGTAAACCAGTTATTGCGTTTTTAGTAGCATCGACAAAGTTATGAGTTTTACGAAGTTCAGTTTTGTAAACTTCCTCTCCTTTGTATAAAGGTATAGACTGAAGTTCTTTGTCTATCTTCTTTAAAAGAGTAACACTCTTCGCTTTTACATTTTCCATCAAGTATACCCTCCACCAGCAGCCTTATACCGCTTTGCTAATAGTTGCGCCTTCCTTGCCGACCACTGACCCGCAGCAGTCCCTTGAACATTTGCAGCCTTGATCCTCTGGAACAAAGACTTTCTCATCTTGGGCTTGGTATAGTTGCCAGCTTCATTTACCGCCACCTTTACCCTCCTCGCGCATCTGCTTTTCCATCTGATTAACACGCCGATACAAAGTATGCTGCCGCCCAGTCATCACGCGCTGACCCCGCTTCCTATCTTCCTCAAGGTCTTGCAACTCATCTTCACTCATATAAAGACTGCGAATCTTACGCTTAAACTTATTCAACAGAGTATTGCTCTGCTTTCTCTCAATCTCATCTAACTCAGCACGAAGTTTCTCATACTCAGCTTGCGTAAAGTCAGCCATTACTTCTTCTTTCCACTTGGCTTCCGCTTAGAAGGGCGTCCAACCCCATAAGTGCCTTTACCCTGTGGCATCAGTACATCTTCTTCTTAAACAGAGTTCCTTTAGCAGTAGCACCAGTACGCTGAGACAAATCTGTCATAGCGCCTCCACCGCCAGCTTTAGAAGGACTTCCTACTTTAGAGCTATACCACTTATTAGCAACTTTTGTTTCAGCGCTATTAAAACCACCAGACGAACCACCCTTATTAAGTAAACTCTTTAAGGATTTAATTGCCGCCGCGCGATCTGTCTTAAACAGATAGTCAATGCGATCCATTGCCATTGCTCGAGTCAGCCGCATTTGTGGGAATTTTTTTTGTGCGCGTTGTGAATCTGGTTCAAACTTATCAGCCATCAGTACTCTCCTCTAGACATTAACAAACTGCGCGGCTGCATCCTGCGAGGAACATCCCGCAATACCTGCTCTTCTCGCTTAATCTTATCAACCTGCAAAGAAGGTAAAGCCCCAAACTTAGGAGGCGTATACTTAGGTGCACCACTTCCAAAACACATAATCTATCCCTTCTTATGCCGCTTCGCAAAATTACGCGCAGCCTCTACACTGCCAAAACCCCACGCCTTCAAAGCTAAAGCCTTTCGCGTTGGCCTCCCCTTCTCATCCTTCATCGGCCCCTTCATCCCAGCAAACCTAGCCGCAAATGAAACCCGCCTCGGATTCACACCACTCTTAACAGGTGGCTTTAAATTTGCACCCTCTTTCCTCTTAAAATAAGCACGACCCGCAGCAGTTAAACCACCCTCAGGATTCTTATGTTCCTTTCGCATAGCCCCCACTCTTCAAAGCCAGCTTCACCTTAGAAAGGTCCTGAGCAACAGGCTGCCTCTCAGCCTGCTTCCCATAACGCCTTATAGCATCCCTCTTAGCGACCCGTGTCATTTTCCCTCAAAGTCACAGTCGCAGTCCCACTCGTATACTCCCCAGTCTTAATACCAGCACGGTACTGAGCACCAACACCCTCATACCCATTGCCCTCATACGCAGAAGTAAACGTATCAACATCAGCCCAACTGCTCCCAGCATCAAAACTACGCTGAACAGTAACCGTCCCGCTAAACGTCCCAGCAATGCTAAGAGAAAAATCACCGCGCAACGCCAACGCATCACTGAACGTGTTCTGCGCACTAATCTCCTTCGTCACTACATCCATAGCAAATCTCCTTCTAAACGAACCCTATAACAAAAAAAATAATTCTGACAATGCACAAAACATTGGAAGGCAAAGCCTTCTGATGGTGAAAAATGTTTCGTGCCAATGCACAAACCTTAGGGGATAAAAATGCTAGTAGGGGAGAAGTAACATTTCGTGAGCTTGCAGTTTTCCCCCCACCCCCCTAGCCAAGATCAATGGAAACTCTTATGTCCCCGCCACTTGAACCTGTGAACGATCTATCGGTTTATAGCCAGCTCTATCCAATAAATCCTTGCTCGCTTCTAGCTGAACATACTCAGACTTAGCACTCTGAGCTAGTCTACGAACAGTACCAACTGCTACAGTAGCACTAATTCCAAACTCCTCATTCATTCGCTGCATCATATACTGTTGCACATGTGGTGTTTTCAGTGCTCTGTATGCTGAGACATATCCAGCTTTGCCCTCAGAGTATCCAGCTTTCACTGCTGCCTTAGCTGGACTCAGTCCTTCTGCTACCATTATATCAACCAGCGCAGTCTGTTTATCAGTGAGCTTTCTATCTGCTGGAAGCATATCACAACCTTCTTTCTTAGTGGTGCAAGCAGCATTTAGCTAACTGCTGTTTACTAACTCTTAGCTTACACCGTGACGTCAGTTTCTAAGTTTGGATTAGGGTTTTGTTTAGCTAACTCCATTGACTGGCCCCCCTCTCCCTCTCTCCCCCCATTACGACACTATTTCCTAACTGTGTGTCAATACGTTACGTTGCGTCACTTTGTAAATGACGTTGCGTCACTTGTGCATTTAATGGCTTGACAGCAATCGACAATGGCGTCGAGCCATTGCCAATTGCGTTGCATGACGCTTTATGGCTTTGTTTATTGTGTCATGCGCCTATCGCCTCTGCGCCGTCCTCGCAGTCACAGACCCTGCCTCCGATCACGGCACATCTGCCACTTTGCTTGGGGCAAAGCTGGCCTGATGCTTGTGATCGTAGGAGGCTCTTGTATGTCTGCAGGACACCTTATCGGCGATGTATCTATCATCACACACACATCTTCTAATGATAACTTCCAGTTGGGCTTCCGAATCAGCTAAAGTCAAAGTGCGGGTTTTTTCATAGATCGGTGTTGCTTCTGGCTCAGTTCTCGCATCCCGAGATAAACTGCATGCTGCGAGGTCACGGCGGACAAAAAACCCAAGCTGGGCTGCGCTGGCGCTTGCTTTGACTTTACCAGATTCGGCTGCCGATCCTATATGTGTACATGAAGTATGTGTACTTGATAGACAATATAGGAGAACAAAATGTCTGATCTTTATAAAGCAATCACGAATCTTACACTCGACATGGAAGTATACAACTCTTACGAGGACAGATGGCACAACGAAGACCAGATGGCCTTTGCCCGCAAGATCATCATGGAAGCCATCATGGACAAGCTGTACTGGCTTACCAAGGGCAAGAACAAAGGTGGCAAGCCATCTGGTAGCGAAGGCTACTTAACTCAGCAGCAAGCCAGAGTGAAGTACGCACAAGAGACATTCAGAGGCGATGAGATTTCAGAGCTACGCCTTCGCGGGGCCATCGCCAACTGTCAGGCCGCAGCCGCCAAGCACGAGGCACTCACTGACCTACAGAACTCACTGCATAGCCAGTATATGATACAGTTTGGCGAAGACTACATGCCATACGGTTCAGCCCCACACTCTAACGTGCCAGTAGCCGCAGAGTCTGACATGCCATCCGACATTCAGCAGATGCTCGAAGCACTCGGCATGGCTGAACCAGCTAACGAAGAGAAGCCTAAGAAGAAGAAGGCTTCCTAAACATCACAGGGTAGAGGTTCACGCCTCTGCCCTTTTTTTATGTCCAGTTCTACAGGGCACGCTTTGACTGTGAGTATGTGCCGCGCAGTTGCTGCATGCACTCACATCAAAACGAAAACAAAAAATCAAAAAGCGTCCGAGTAATATAGTATGTGACGTAGCGTCACTAATGACATTAGCTATTGTCACTGCAATAATGCAGGACATAACCAAAGGAGAACACAAATGAAACTCAACTACATTGACTACGACGAACTACCCGTCTCTATTATGTTCGTTGCGGACGAAATACAAATCATCTGCGAGTTTTTGAAACTACATTCAAAATCTATTGATGATTTCGGACGGCCTTTTGCGCTGCAACAAATCGCCAATACTTTTCACGAAGTAAATCAAAAACTAATCGGAGACAAATAATGAAACATTTTTCAATCAATGACTTCGACTTTCCAGTCGAACAACAACCAATCTATGATGAGCTTGGTAATATCATTGCTGGTCACCAAGCTGTTGTGCGTACCGACACCGATCAGGTGTTGGGCGTACACGGTTCACGCTACAAGATTGTAACGCACGATGATGTCGTAAACTCAATCATTGACGGAGTAAAGTCGGCAGACTTATCGGACGATTATGAAGTCACTGTCGATGTGCTTGAAGACGGACGCAAACTCAGAGGTGAAATATTATTTAATGACCTCACAGTTGAGCCAGCAGTCGGAGACTACGTTAAGTTCCGTGTCAGCTTCTTCAATAGCTATGACGCATCTTGGTCCTTTTCTCAGCAAGCCAATGGCTTACGGCTATGGTGTCTGAACGGCTGCACAACAGCCGACACAGTAGCCAGAAGCAGATACAAGCATACTGCATCCATCAACGTAGAAGGATCAGCAGCCAAGGTGATCAATGGCTTTCGTCACTTCATGTCACGCAAAGATGTCTGGCAAGACTGGATGCACACCAAGATCGAACAGGAACAAGTCGAAAACTTTTTCAAAAAGACTGTCTGCAAAGCATTCACACGCCAGCAGTCAGTCACCAAGACCAACGAAAAGCAACTCGAAAACCTGCTCGGAATCTGGAGCGACGAGCGCAAAGCTCTCGGCTCTAACAAGTGGGCATTGTACAACTGCCTGACTTACTGGGCTACGCATACAAAAGACCTGCGCAAACCAGAGATTGCCAAGTACAATCGTGAATCAACCATTGCATCAGCAATGCGCAGCAAAGAATGGAATTTCGCATGACACACGCTGAGCTAATTAAACGTCTTCAAAATATTACCAAATACTCAAAAGACCCTTGGTTTAACGCAGAAATCGGCAGTATTGTTTCTGTCTGTTGGGAAATCAAAGACATCTTAGAAGAATACCTAAAGGATAAACCAAATGATGACACGCAAGAACTTTGAATGGATAGCAGATCGTATGGGTCCGCTAGTAAACTCACCCATCACAATCGAAATGATTGCCGATGATCTTGAGAAAAAAAACCCACGCTTCAATCGTGAGAAGTTTCTAAGCAGAGCTATTGCAGCATGGGAACGCAAACATCTACCACAGGAGATTGACGATGAAATACCGTACTGAGCCTGTCGCCTGCCCAGAATGTCTGGGCGATGGCACTGTAACCTATCGCAGATACAAACGCCAAAGTTTCAATCGCGATATTGGTTACGAAGAAGAGTATGAAGATACTTGCTGGAACTGTGACGGCAGCGGTGAGGTTGACAACAAGGATACATTCGCTCCATAAGTGCAGTATGAAATCATATCTGCAATATCTACAAGACAGAGCGGGGGAGATAAACGTCCCCCTGCTCAAGTGTTTCAAACGCGCTGACATCCCAACGTCAACGTACTATCGAACAATCAATGGAGATACTGAACTCAGGTATGATACGGCAGTGAAAGTAATCAATGTCATTGAAGAACTTGACGCGATACAACAAGCCAGTGAGCATACCAAAAGACTACGAGAAGCTAATAAACCTGTTGATCGAAGCTCGATTCGAGCAAGGTTTAAGCCAAGAGTCATTAGCTCATAAGATAGGCTGCACTTCTTCCCTGATACATAAATGGGAAGCGCACAAACGTATTCCGTCTGGCTTCATGCTCATCTGTTGGTTGGATGCTTTAGAATATGACATCGAAGTCACGAAGAGGTAGGGCTGTACTCTGCCTGTCATGCGAAAACAAAAGCTATTGGTTCGTTGCCATACTCAAACCCAATGCAGAACGCTCAATGGAAAAGCATTGGTACATCTGTAAGAACTGCTACGAGGGAAACAAATGGCAAACCGCAACAAAAATAAAGGAACATATCACGAGAAGTGGTTCGTCAACTGGCTCAAAGAAGCGGGTATCAAAGCCAAAAGGCAGCCCCTCTCAGGCAGTTTGGGAGGCGAGTATAGCGGCGACATCAAACTCGAACTCCAAGGACACGAACTGGTAGGTGAAGTTAAGTACCGAGATAAATCTAACTTCCCCAGCCCATTCAAAGTATTAGAGAGCAGAGACATTGCTTTCTATAAAAGACGGACTGGAAGTCCGCAAATCGTAGTCATCATGAGTGGTGACACATTCCTTAAATTAATGGAGAACAAAGATGAACCTTAAACAAAAGTGGTGGGAGTGGCACAAAGAAAACCCGCATGTCTTTAGATTGTTTGAAGAGTTTACTTTCAGAGCAATCAACAAAGGACACAAGCGCCTCAGTGCCTGGCTTGTTGTCAACAGAATACGCTGGGAAACAAGCATTGAAACAACAGGCGACGACTTTAAGATAAGTAATGATTACATTGCTTTGTATGCCAGATACTTCATGCACAAACATCCTCAGTACGATGGCTTCTTTAAGATTAAGAAAATGAAAAGAGCAGAGATACAAGGAGAAGTACATGAAGAATGCTATTAACAGTGCCGTCTGGGATGCACATGTTGCCCGAGCCAATAGCTCAGTGGCTGCGCGTAAAGAATACAAGCGCTCAAACTATGAATTAAATGCCCACAAAATAAATGCACAGCGCATCATCGACGGACAAAATGTCGGCGAGTGCTGGCTTAAAGGCAAGCTCAAAGAAGAACTAATAGAACTGGGCTACTGCAAACCGTCTGACTTTTCTAAGTACAACAGACCTAACGGCAGTATAAATATCGGTTGACCCAACTGCATACTTGCAGTAGTCTACCCCATATAAAAAAAGGAGAACATCATGGAACGCAAAGGTTTCATAGGCGGCTCTGACTGTGTAAAAATTATGCAGGGCCAATGGCTTGAATTATGGCAAGTCAAAACTGGTAGGCAGATGCCAGAAGATTTATCTGACAACATTGCTGTGCAGCTTGGCAGCTGGACTGAATCCTTCAATCTGTCTTGGTTCGAGACGCAGAACAATTGCGCTTTGTCTGGACACCAATATGAATACGAACAGATTGTAGGTACTGTTCCTTGTCGTGGTACAGTCGATGCGCGTTGGAACAATGCAATCGTAGAAGCCAAGCACACAAACGCCTTCAACAAAATGGAGGATGTCATTGAGCTATACATGCCGCAGATACAACTGTACGCACACCTCGCCAAGGCAGATGGCGCCTACCTCTCAGTAATCTTTGGCAACAGCAAATGGGAATCCACATATGTCGAATACAATAGTCAGTATTTCAATTCTATGTGGGCAGTGGTGTCGGACTTCTGGGGTTACGTGCTTCGCGATGAAGAGCCAATTGGTGTGGACACGCAACAACTCTCGCATGACCACATTGCGGTGGACAACATGGTCAAGCGGGACGCCAGCACAGACAACCAATTTGTCGACGCAGCAGTCACCTACATACAAGGTTATGAGCAGAATAGAGTTTTCGAAAATGCGAAGAAAGACCTTAAGTCAATGGTCTTACCTAACGAAAGAGAAGTCTACTGTGATCAACTTTCCATCAAGCGCGACAAGCGTGGATCACTAAGAATAGTAATACGATAAGGAGAACAACAATGACACTCGAAACATGGAACAAGCTGGCCTCTTCAGACCCCAAGTATCTGAAGAAGGTCAGCTTCGGAAGCCGCAGCTTCACCGCGATCGACCCGCAATACCAAGTCATGAAGATGACAGAAGAGTTTGGCCCCGTTGGTCAGGGCTGGGGTTGGCACAATCAAACAGAGATAGTGTCTCTCGCTAA